TCAATCGCTTCTTCAGTCAGCGAGAACCCGAGGGCAATCGTTTCGTGGGTGTAGCGAGCAGTGAAGACTTCCTGACCGTTGTCGTATGCAATGGCCGAACCTTCGTTCTTAACCGGAGCAGCGGAGAAACCCGACAGCTTGGTTTCCTCTTCGAACGAACGCTCAGAGGTCTCGATGTCAAAGAGTTCCTTATGCTCTTCGCCGTAGCGTGCATATTCCAGACCGAACAGAGCGTTCAGACCGGGAAGGAGTTCTTTGAGAAGTTGTGCGCGAGAAATAGCCATTAGTTAAACTCCTCTTACACGCCGGTCGGGTTAAGGTACTGATGCATACCCTGATTCCACTTGACCACAACTTCCGTATAGGAACCTGCAGCCGACTGGGTTTCAGCAATGACATCGATGATACGGATCGGCCAAGTCGAGGTAGTACCCGTGGTGCTGCTAACAGCGACCTTAGAGTCACCAGTAATGGTAGAACCCGCAGTCTGGACCAACACAGCATTTTCACCAACGTTTGCACGGGTGACATAGCTGATATTAGTACCGGTCGAAACTACAGCGACCTTAAACAGCGCATCTGGATCGTCCTGCACATATGCAACAATGTCCGAAGCAACCGTACTAGCTGTATAGTACTGGCGAAAAGTCTTACCATACACCGGATCGGTATACGCGCAGCCGAGGAAAACACCAATCGGAGTAGCTGAGCTTGTACCAGCGTCCTTGTCAAGAGTACCCGAGCTATTCAGCTTAACGACATCACCAAAATAGATGGCGGTGCCCGAAGCCGAAGCAATCGGAATCTGACGAGTAGCGCTAGCAAAAACCTGCCCACCGATCAGGTTGATCGGAATGAGGCCATACGGCCCCGAAACAGAAGGGTATGCCATTTTAAGCTCCTAGCTTATTTGCCTGAACCAAACGATGTTTTGGTGTTTCGCTCCCGGAAGAGCGGCATCCTCGGATCGTTCTCTCGCATGAAGTTATTGTCCACAGAGTCATTCTGAGCTTGGGTCTGGCGGTCGAAATGTTCTCGACGTTGTTCCATAAACTCTTCGGGAATCTTGCACAGCAACAGACCTGCGACTTCGATGTTGTCTTTGAAGCGGCTGTTCGGGTCTACCATGAACTTAAACTGCGGCTGCTCCTCAATCCCAACTGGTTCCCAACCTTCGCGGAAGGCAGAAGAGATATTACGAGCATCGTTTACACCGAGCGTGGAGATACGAACCCAACGGTATGTATATCCCGGCTGCTTGTCAGGTTCGGGCAGCGTAGATGCTGGTTGCCAAACCTTCGGGCGCTCTGTCTGTTCACGACTCTGGCGGGGCGCACGCGCCATACCAGCACCACTAAGTTCTCCCATAAGCTTATTCTGTACCATGATTAACGCTCCATTTTCGCAAATTCCCGAGCATACTGCTCAGGGGTAAGACCCAGTTTCTTAGCAATTGTAAGTTGGGACTGTTTCAACACGATCTTTTTGGCGGATGTGCTGCGCGAAGCTGGTGCAACCACAGTTGCAGGTTTAGGCTTCGGGGTTTCCGAAACTTGCTTCTCTGACTCCCCAAAGTACTCGGGGAAGCGCCGACTCATCGTTTTGTCGATAGTCTGCCAGTATTCGTCGGTGCCCACGTGCTGCGGACCACGTTCCCTCTCAAGCTTCTGGTGGAGCCCAAGAGCTGCAGCAGTCATTTCCTCGTCGGTACCATACCACTGATTACGCTCTTGCCACGCAACAGTTTTTGAGTCCAACTGAGGAGTTTTTGGCTGCTCCTGCTGTACTTCTACACCAGTAAACTCTGGTTGGGAAGTGGGTTTATACGCTTTAAGTTGAGTCAAGCGATAATTAACATCCTGAAGCTTTTCCTGCGCTTCAATCAGCTTATCAGCATCACCAGCTTCGTATGCATCACGATATGCCCGCTGAGCTTCCTGACGTTCGTATTCAGTAGCCTGCTGAAAGGACTGAACAAGAGTCTGCTCACCCTGCGTTAGCGTGCTACGAAGACGAGTATTCTCATCCATGAGGCGCTTAGCAGTACTGATAGCCTCAGTCTGCTCGCGCATAAGCCGCTCTTTTTCGCGGCGTTCGTCGTGCCAGACCTTCTTCATCTGCTTAAGGCGCGTCTTGACCTTATCAGAATACTCTTCAAGCTCGTCGGCTTCGAGTTCGTCAACGATCTCCTTGGGCATCGGCTCACGGCCACGGTCAGCCTCGGGAGTATCGTCTTCGACCTCAATCTCTGGCTTTACGGAACCACCGTCTGCGAGTTCTTCTTCGATCTCGTAAGTGAAATCATCGTCTGGCTGCGTAGCCATATTACTTCTCCTTTGTACGGTTTCCCGTTTTACCCGCGCGAGATTCCGCGCGGGTCTTCAACAACTGCTTCAACCGAGTCATCATTGATGAGGCGGAACTCACGGCCATGGATTTTGACGCGGCTACCAGCATGTGGGCGCGTGAGGATGAAGTCACCCTCCTTACACCATGCACCGGACGGGAAGCGCGTAGGGTCTTTAAACGCGTCAGGACCTACCTTGAGCACGAACAGCACAGGAGTAGTAAGCTCCTCATATTGCTTGGTGATATCAGCCTTGAACAGACCGCCAGCAGTCTTGTCTTCTACCTCAGGGATCGCACACAAGATGCGGTAGCCCGAAGGAATTGGAAGCTGGGTAGCCTTACGTTCGTCCGTATCTGGTAGAATAGAGACATCACCATGCTTGTCAGCAATAATAAACTCAGGGGTCTTAGGCAGAGTTTTGTCCTCTACGTCAGTCATCATCTTGTTCCATCCGTTGCGCGGTTTCTGCAATAAGATTATTTGCCACCAGCAAACCGCGATAAATGCCGCAGGCGTATTTGTAGTCTCCAAAGTCTTTGGCATTACCCATAGCCATATCCGACTCGATGACTTTAAGTTCTTCTTGTATCTTGCTTGAAAGATACTTCAGTAGGTCACTACTCATTACTGCTCCTTAGGCTGCTCTTTTTGAGAGTTATTACTATGCTGTTGTGCCTGTTGTGCCTGTTGCTGTTGCGTCACCATAGACTGAGCAATCTGTATACCCATCTGGAGCCCCGCTTCTTGCTGCTGTGAAGACAACTGAGCTTGGCTCGTGGCTACCTTAGCCCCGACTTGCATGCCAGCAATCTGGGTCTGTGCTTCGATGCGCTTCTCTTCAAGCTCTATCTTATCAGTCTGCGCTGTAGCATCGAGCAGGAGCTTCTTCTCCTTGATCGAAACTTCCTTCTCCTTGATCGCAAGCTCCTGTTGCTGCATCTGGACAAGCGGGTCTTGCGCTGCCTGATTAGCTGCCTGTTGGGCAGCATCGGCCTGCTTCTGCTGTGCAAGCTGTTGAGCCGCCGCAGCCGCGAGACGCGAAATCTGAAGCTCAACATCGGGAGCCAAGTCAGAGTCGGGTGCGGGCAGCATAACACCAGCCTGCTCTTCGATCTGCTTGCGGTACTCAAACGCGATATGTTCGTTAATATGCGCCATCATGCTAGCCTGCATGACCTGAGCATTAGGGTTCTGACCCATAAGCTGCTGAATCTGTGGGTCTTGCATAGCAGTCATATGGACTGTGATATGCGCTTTGTGGTCTTGGTAGATGAACGCCTTGACCGGCTTACCGTTGATAATGTCCATGTTCTCAGACACCGGATCACGTGGCTTCATATCATCACCGTCCTTGAGTGGGACGAGCTTCTGAGCATTCTGGATACCCAGCACCTCAAGCATCTGACGGTGCAGGTACGGCATGTCGTAAATCTGCGGGGCCGTCTGAGCCAACTGGAGGACCGCCTGATACTGGACGATCTTCTGTGCCATCGTAGCAGCGTTGGGGTCTGAGACCGGGATAACCGCGACCATATCATAGTCAGCCTTCTTGGCTTTACGGTCACCCTCAACCGGGTCGTAGCTGTACTCCTCTGGCGTATAATCCCGGATAATAGTCTTCAGGAGCTTGAACTCCTGCTTCATGGCGAAGTGGATACGCGCCTGAATAGCTGAGGTAGTCTTGAGCGTACGTTCCAGAATAGCCAGCGTAGTGCCCACAGGGGCCTGCCCCGACATATCGCTAACCTGAAGGTCCGCTGCAGAGGCGAACCGGCGTCCCTCTTCTACGATGGTATTCAGGAGCGAATAAAGTACTTGGCTAGGCTCCTTATACGGCAGCGGCATGATATTATCACGCATCGAGCCCGAGGCCACATCGACATCCCGCCACTCGGCAGGAGCGATAGGCGTATCGTCACCCTTTACACGTAGTCCCTTAGTTTTGAAGCCGCCCGGTAGATTGGATAGGGTACCAGCATCAACAAGCTGGCGAATGAGGCTGGTACCAGACTTAGCAAAAGCACCAACAAGGTGAATGAGGCCAAAAGCATAGAAGCCAAACCCCGGCACGTACGAGTAATGTACGAAGTGATTGCGCTTGAGTTTCTTTTCATCGTCTGGGTTCCAGTTACGACGGACCGCAAGAACTTCCTGCGACTGCTTATCGATAGTTACTACATAAGGGAGAGCAATACCTTCTTGAGCATACTCATCATCTTCGATCTCAAGATCGACATGCATCTCAAGGAGCTTATAGCGGTCATCCGTAGATGCGCGGAAGCCCATCTTCTCAGCAATAGCCTTCTCTACCTCATCCAGTGAGTCGCTAGGCTCCGGTAGATCAACGTCACGGTAGAACCCAGCAGCCTGCAACTTAGCAAGCTCATTCTCGGTCTTCCGCATCACATGGGTGACACGCCCAGCGACTTCCAAGCTGGACGCGCCGTAAGGCACTACAACGTCATCAGCAGTGACGTACATCGAGACTTGACGACCCAGTGACGGATCATAGTACACTTTCTTGAACGCATTACCAGCAAGGCCAAGGCCCCACAGCATGCGTTCATGCTCAGGGCGGTACTCGACCATCACATCAGTCAGCTGGTAGTTCATATCTGCTTCTACGCGAGCAGCAGCATCACGCTTCTCGGGAGTTTCCTCACCAATAAGCTGTGTACGCACCGGTCCTGCAGCCGGGAACGTCTCCATGATGGTTTCAGCTTGGAACTTGACCACTGCTTCGCTCAGCAGGGGGTGAAATACCCCGCAAGCACCGGGCCAAGGCTCCGTGCGGTCCTCGACCTTCATACCGAGAAGCTCAAGACCGTCTACATAGGTCTGAATCCAGTCCTTACGGCTGGAAATATCCTCTTCAAACTCGCCAATTAGGTCACCAGCAAGCTCAGTAAGTGCTTTTTCGTCGAGGATTTCGGCCAAATTCTTGCTAAACGCATCCTCTGCAGCCTGTTCTGCATCAGACTCCTCTTCGTCACCCTCACCAAGATCAATTTCGATCTCAAAGTCAGGATCACCCATAGCTCCAGCGCTATTATCCATAGAAAGACCCAGCGGGGCCTGATTAAGAGCCTTGT